CTTTGCCTTTGCGATCAACAGGACCTGTGGCAACCAAGCCACGTGCTCTAGGATCGTTGCCCCAGCGTTGCTTGAATGCCACAATCTCTGGACTCACTACGTGTAAGTCTCTCACGTGTAAGTTGGGCGCACTCTGTGTGATAGCACAATCTTCTGTGTAAACGTGCAGGTCAACTTCTGCTGGCCAGTTTTGTAAAAATGTATCAATCATGCGACTGGCGTATTTTTCATAACCGGCTGCATGAAATGTTGTAACGACTGCGTATTTCATATTGTTTGATAGATCTCGTTTTGTTTATTGTTCCAATACTGATGGTCGGCAATTTGTTGTTTCATAATAGCAGTATCTATCTCATCAAGTGTTTGATTTCTAGGAACATCTAAATCTAGATTGACTTGGTCTGGATGGAACCAAAACGCATTCACGGCTCTAGTGTCAAATGTAAAATACTCATAACCATATTGTGACCACAAATCTTTGTACTTTGACAATGAACAGCCATAAAGAAACCTTCTATTGTATGTGACTTTTTTTATTGGGTTTTCAACATAAGGAAAACTGGCCCAGTCGTTACCAAAGTTCTTGTTAATCTCGCAACATACTGTGGCCGGGCGGAATCCCAATTTCAACAGGGTTGACGCTACTTCATAATCAAAACTGTCAATGTCTAAACTAAAAAAGTCTGGTTGCCAGTACTGTTCTGGAATGTATTGTGCAACATCGCCAGGAGAAATCATACGCTGTATTTTGATCAATTGATCCGGCCATCTCTCAGTCACAGAAGGATTCCAATCCCATCCGTCTATACCAACACCGCAATATCCTTGATGTAGCAAGTCCAGGGTCATGTTTTGTGTTCCATCACCAAATCCAATCTCTACAAACGTTTTTGTTGGGGCTGACATTCCTGCCAACATATATTCAATGATTCCGGTCTCGTCATTTTGACTAAAACCTTGTCGTTCATATGGTAAATGCTTCATAATGGTATCCATATTGTGTTGCTTTTACTCTTGACCGGCGCTGCCTCATATGGGCCGCACAAATCATTAAGCCATTGTCTGTGTTGATCTTGTTGACCGTTGTCCTCAATCAACAACCAAGGTCTATTACGTTTTATAGTGTCGCGACTTCCGTCTAACACTGCATTTTCAAAACCTTCAACATCGATCTTGATCCAGTCAACTGATTCAAAATTGAATCGATCCAGTGTGGTCAACTCTCCGGTGTGTTGTTCAAACTCTGGGTTGGGCACAAACTCTGCCACTTGTTTGGTGTGTCCACACTTGAGAGTTTGTAATTCAAATGTCACTGTTTGATCTTTGTCACTGAGACCCAAGTTATAGAGTTCTACATTGCTGTATGTTTCTAGATTTTTTTGCAAGACTTCAAAGTTTTTAAATACTGGTTCAAAACATACCACATGTTCAAACTGCTCTGCACTGGGTCTAGCAAATATACCAATGTTGGCCCCAATGTCAATCATGGTACGCTTGCGAGGAATATTGTTGTACACATACCAACGATAACGATTTTGATAATGTACATCCACCACCTCCTGCAGTCGTTCACTAAAAAATCCATTTGGTGGCTCAGAAGAATACCACAGAGAGTTTATTTTATACATATATAACTATTTAACCCAATGAAAATCAGTCTATTTAATAACTTTGGTGCCAAGAATTCAGTGCCAGTGTTTGCAGCCTTTGAACAGGGATTACGTGCCCTAGGTATTCAATCTAACAGTCACGATCTGGACGCAGACGTGGCAGTGATATGGAGCCATCTTTGGTCCGGACGTATGCGACACAATCAGAACGTTTGGAAAACATTTAGAGACTCTGGTCGTGACGTGATTGTGCTAGAAGTAGGTATGTTGAAGCGTGGTCGTACCTGGAAGGTAGGCCTAAACGGTGTGAATCGTTGTGCTTGGTTCGGACAAAACAGTCAACGCAACCGAGCACACAAGTTAGGCATACATCTACAACCCTGGCACCAAGGCGAAAACATTGTGATTGCTGTACAACGCGGTGACAGTGAGCAATGGTCTGGGCTGCCTGAACCACGAGCCTGGGTTGAACAAACTGTTGCAAAGATTAAATCAGTTACCAACAGGCCTATTGTTGTGCGTCCTCATCCCAGGCAACGTATTGCTGGCATAGCAGGTGTTACTGTACGCAACCCTCGTCCACTAGTCGACACCTATGACAGTTTTGATTTTGATACTGACTTGGCCAATGCATGGTGTGTGATAAACGAAAACTCTGGTCCAGGTTGCCAAAGTGTTATAGCAGGTGTACCGGCATTTGTTGGTACAGATAGTCTGGCTGCACCAGTGGCTAACTTAGATTTGTTGGATATAGAAAAGCCGTGGATGCCAGATCGCACGGCTTGGTTGGAAGATATAGCCCACACAGAATGGACTATAGAGGAAATTGCAACAGGTCAACCGTTTGGAAGATTGTTGGGTAGACTAAATACCCAATGCATTTAGTTGATGGGTTTAATCTACCTTATGAAGATTATTTTGAAAAATTCAACCAGAACATAAGATTATTTGGATTGAACTCTAGGATTCAGGCCTTAAAGTATGTACATAGTTTTTGTACAGTAATAGATATAGGAGCACATGTAGGAATCAGCGTAGATCATTGGTCAACATTGTTTCAGCAGGTACACGCATTTGAACCTATGCCTGCTCATTATGAATGTTTGATCAAAAACACTAAAAATTTATCCAATGTTCAATGTTATAATTTTGCCCTAGGCGACAAAACTGGATCAAGACAAGGCACTTACAGAACCTCCAAGAACACTGGAACTTTTCAGATGATTGATGAAGATTTTGGCCGACATCAATCTTGTGCTGTACTACATGACATCCAATGCCATAAGTTAGATGAGTACACTTTCAACAATGTTGATTTTATCAAAATTGATGTGGAAGGTTGGGAATTTGAAGTTCTCAAAGGAGCCATGAACACTATACGTACTCATAAACCGGTGATGATGGTAGAATACACAGGTGGCAATCACCCTAAAAGTCTACACACTTACGACAATGATCAATATTTAGAATTGATACAAGAACTAGATTATGAATCAGTAGCCGATTTTGACGGCGATACCATCTATCTACCACGGTCCACGATTGATTTGCAGTCTCTTTAGATCAGCATCTACCATGTCACGTATCATGGCATCAAAGTCGGTGCGTGGCTTCCAACCCAACTGCTCTCTAGCACGAGCACTATCGCCACGTAGACTGTAAAGTTCTGCTGGACGTTTAAATCGTGGATCACTTTTTACTAGATGTTTCCATTCCTGAATTCCTGCATGTTCAAATGCCACGCGACACAAGTCACCGATGGTGTGCTGTTGCCCAGTGGCAATCACATAGTCGCTGGCTTTTTCTTGTTGTAGCATCAACCACATGGCTTCCACAAAGTCGCCGGCAAAACCCCAGTCACGAGCACTATCTAAATTACCTAGTGTAATATCATCTGCTAGTCCTAGTTTGATACGTGCTACAGCATCTGTAACCTTGCGTGTGACAAATTCACGACCACGCAAGGGAGATTCGTGATTGAACAAGATACCCGAGCAAGCATATAGACTGTAACTCTCACGGAAGTTTATGGTCATCCAGTGTGAATATAACTTGCTTACACCATATGGGCTTCGTGGGCGGAATGGTGTTGCCTCACCTTGCAGTCCCGGTTCAGTAGCATTGCCAAACATTTCACTTGTGCTGGCTTGATAGAACCGTGCGTTTGGATTGTGTTGGCGGATTGAATTGAGCAAGTTCAGTGGGCCCATGCAATTGACTTCGGTAGTGAGTTTGTTCAATTCCCAACTGATACCCACAAAACTTTGAGCCGCCAAGTTGTACACTTCTTGAGGCTTTATTCCTTGCATGATATGATTCATGTTGTTCTCATCGGTGATGTCACCTGTGATGAGTTCAATGTCGTTTTCAATCCCCAACCATTTGAGATTCTCTAAATTGGGATTTGAATAGCGTTTGACTAGCCCATATACATGGTAGTCTTTTTCTATTAGATATTTGGCAAGATACGGGCCATCTTGGCCAGTCATGCCTGTAACAAATGCAGTCTTTTTCATACTGTTATGTATCACACAAGACAGGTCACACCTGAATATCTTCCATGCCTGCTGTTCTAAGTCTAACTACATGTCCCATTTGCCACTGTTTGGTATCTAGTCCTTTGAGAATGCCTAGCCAGCGATTGCGTAAGTATGCCACTTCATTAATCAAGGTTTCATAGTCAATTACTTCATCCTCGCCGTCTGTGTACTTTTCAGCATCTCTTGATGTTAGAGCACGAGCATAGTTTTCCATGTACTTTTGGAAGTGTTTTCTACGTATCTTTCGCAGTTGGATGTTGAGATAGTTGAGCACCGCCTCAATTTCTTGCAGTTGATTGAAACGATGCTCGGTAATGCCCGGTAATGCTGTGATGTTTTTTTCTACTATGCCCGAGATTCTACAGTCTTTTTTGGCGTCGTTGAGTTCACGCTCATAATGACTGATAAAGTCTGGAATAGAATTAAGACTAGCAACTACGCGGCTATACCACATTAGTTTTCCCAGTCTTCGTCTTCGTTGTAGTCTTCGTCTTCAGGTTCTTCGTCCTCTTCTTCAACATAATCCTTGTCGTTATCAAGATATGCTGTTAGGGCACGTTTGATATCCGTGTCGCCTTTAAAAGCATCACGAATATCCTCTACGTCACTATCATTGTCCATCAAGATCTGTATCACAGTTTCAGCGGCTTCGGCACGATCCACTGTGTTTACAAAACGCTTGAGTTCACCCCAAATTTCACTGGCTATTGCTTCACTCATCAGTTGTTTCCTCCGGAGTACTTACCTCGGCTTTCTGATTTCCAAAGTCTGCCATAACTTTGTCCAAGCACCCTTCATCGTTCTTTTCCCATGCCTTGCGGAATTTCTTGATAACTTCGCCTTCGCTTGTGGTAAACACCAGGCTGTTGCCTTCACGTTTGAGCATTTCTTTCTTTTCAATCAAGTCAACTAAACCCGAATACGGACTCATACCTGTTGTGTATGGGATCTTGACCTGCACACCTTCAAAGGGTTTGGCATAGCGTGTTTTCATAACTTTACAACCAGCACGGATACCGTTTACATCCGACACTTTGTTGCCATCTTCATCTTCTTTGAGTTTCATCTTTTTCATGGCAACCACAATTGATGAGGCGTAGATGAAACCTTGACCTCCAGAGATCTTGTCATCCGGGTCAAACATGTCTTGACTTGCGTATGTGTGGTTGGTACAGACCAGGCCCACATTGTAACTACCAAACATGTTCACACAGTTACGAACCAAGGCTGTGAGTGCCTTGGGTTTACGACCCAAGTCACCTTTCATTTCACCTGCATCAAACTGGTTAACGTCTGTGGGTGTCAACAACATGCCCAATGAGTCAATCACAAACATAACTTTAGGACGCTCGCCTTCAGCCAGTGCTTTGTAGTCGCTCATGAATGTGGAGATCGTTTTGGCCACATCATCAATCATAGCCATTGACAGTTTAAGCAGTTTGCTATCACTGGTGTCAACACCAAGTGCTTTGAGCCAGTCTTCATCGAGAGCGTTTTCACTATCGATCAACACTACAAAGATACCTTGATCTTGTGCATTCTTTACAATGTTTCCTGAACATATATAACTTTTGCCTGCACCAGAGTCGCCGGCAAACACAGTGACCTTGCCCAAGGGAATGCCGCGATTAAAGTCTCCCGAGATTAAATAATTTAAGGCATAATTGCCTGTAGAGATCCAGTCTGTTGGATCATTGAAGCCAATTGAAAGGCCATCAATACTTTTTGTAATTTCACGTCTAAATTTACTGACATCAAAGGGTTTACCCATTATATTCTCTCTTTCATATATCTTAAAATATTTTCTAATTCAACAACAGTCATATCATTCTTGAGTTTATTTGCTCGCCAACTTATGACAAACACATTGCCCGGAACATATCCTAGTGCTGGAACAAGTTTATCAATTGTTGCTTTTGCATCATCTCTAAGACCTTCGCCGCTCCACCCATAGTTTAATTTAATACCTAATACAGGACAATACTCTGGTTGCTCTATGTCTTCAAATTTGATTGTAAACAAAATACCATTTCTTAATGCTGATTGTCTTCTAGTATTGAACTGTCTTTGTAATGTATTATCAGTGCGATAATTTTCTCTATCAGCAACTATGTATATGTCTTTGGCGCATTGAATACAAATGTAATTTGAAACTCTGCGGTCAGAGAGGTGGCCACGCTTACAAGGTTTGCCAGTAAAATATGTAAGATCGCCGTTTAGTTTTGCTATGTCTCGAATTGAAGTCATAATAAAAAAGTAAGGAAGTTCCTTCCTTACTTAGTTTGCATTACTTGGCTTGTCTTGCGCGGATCATGGCCAAAATGTCTTCAGCCTTTTGTCCACCACCAGCAGGTTTTGCCACAGGTGCAGTTGCCACAGGAGCATCGTCTTCATCAAAGTCACTTGCAGGTGCAGGTGTTACCACTTTGAGTGCAGGCTTGGCCGCTACTTCATGAACATCACCGTGGCCGTCTACTGCCAATGCAGGTGCTGCCGAACCAGCAGGTGCTTGTACACCAGCAGGACGGAAATATTGCCCCCAACGCTCGGTGTCGTATGGTTGGCCATCAACTGATGCTTCGAACATCTCTTTGATTACCTTCAACTCAACATCAGTTGGCTTCTTGGGCAAAGATGTGCTCAAGTCAAACAAACCATGTGCATCAACTGCGGCTTGTTCTGCTTCTGTAAGTGCCGACTCTTTACGTGCCCACTTTGATCCGTTGTAGTCAGCAAAGCCGCCTTTTGAACCTTTTGAAATACGGAAGTCCAGACCACGCAGGTAGTCTGTTGGCAATTCTTCCAGTTCAGGATCCATCAAGGCGCCCTTGATAGTTGTGAAGATTTGTGGACCAATGATGAATCTGCGTATGGGATTCTCTGGTGATTTGTCATCGCTCAAGGGATTTTCGCGAACGAAACCTTGGAAAATGTAATCACGCTTTTT